CAAAGACGGGAAGTGCTCGGGATTCTTTTCTGCGGGCGGCACATTCGGTGCAAAGCGGCAGCGCCCGGGCGGATTACCTTAATGCGCAATATACAGATATGTTCAGCGATCTGCGGAACGTGCGCGATCACATAGAACGCGCGTTGGCGCTCGGCGGCGTCGTGCTCAAACCATTCGTGGCGAATGGCCGCATTGAAACGGACTTCGTTTACGCCAACAAATTTGCACCGGTTTCGTTCAACTCGAACAAGGAAATCACTTCGGCGTTGTTCGCCGACCAGAAGACGATTGGCCGCGATACTTACACCCGTTTGGAATATCATGTGCTGGAAGGAACCGGGTACAGTATCTTCAATACGGCATACTGCAAACACAACTATACGGCGGATACCATGAATGAGTGCTGCATATGGTCAGCAGACCTCGGCTCACCGTGTGAATTGTCAGCGGTGCCGGAATGGGCGGAGATTTCGCCTAAGGTGCATATTGAGAACGTAAATCGGATGCTTTTTGCCTACTTCCGGCCGCCGCGCGCGAACTGGCTCGATCCCGATTCGCCGATAGGGGTTTCGGTATTCGCGCGCGCCGAGCACGCTATCGAGGAAGCCGACCGGCAATTCACCCGCATCCTGTGGGAATATAAGGCGACGGAGGCCGCGGTATTTGCAGACAGTAGGCTCTTTAAGCTGAGCAACAAAGGTGAGCCATTGTTGCCGGTTGGCATGGAGCGAATTTACCGGGTTCTGAACGGAGATAGCAAGAACAGCGAAGGACTCGCTTCGAACCTGAAGGAGTATGCACCCACTATTCGCGATGTATCACTATTCAATGGCCTTAACAAGTGGCTGCGCATCGTGGAGCTTCAGACGGGCCTTGCCTACGGCACGATAAGCGACGTCAATGAAGTGGAGAAGACTGCATCCGAAATTGTTGCATCGAAACAACGCTCTCAATCCACGGTCAGCGCGTTACAGTCGGCTCTTGAAAAAACGCTGGGCGAGTATGTAGCGGCGATGGACACGCTGGCGACGCTGTACGGCCTGGCGCCTGAAGGCGGCTATGAACTGAGTTTTGAGTGGGGCGACTCTATTGTAACCGACACGAATTTGGAGTTCAGCCAACGAATGCAGATGAACGCGGCGGGCCTCCTTGATGGCGTCCCGGTACTGGCTTGGTACTTCGGCTGCTCGGAGGAAGAGGCTAAAGCGATGATGCCGAAGAAAAGCAAGCTTTTTGATGGAAGAAGTGACCAGATAGAGGATGAAGAGTAAGGAGGCAAAGAATGCTATCGCCTGACTACCTCGACCGCTGCGCAGATGAGACGTTGGGTATGTCTGACGAATTATCCACTTCTCTCGCGGCCGCGGTTGGCATCAGTCTGGTGAGCTTGGAGAATCTAAACTCCGAGAAAGCAATATCCAAAGCAGCGGCGCAGCTGCAAGAGGAATCTTTACGGCGTTATGGTTCTTTTCGAACCCCGCTCGATGCTGCTTTACAGGATGCGTTCTATGCTGCCGGGAAAGAGGATATCCGCGCCGAGAATGCGAGGCTGAGACAGCATGATATGCGTCGAATCACACGGCTCACGCCGAGGATGAAGGAACTGCTGGAGAATGCATATCAGGATGCATCAGGAGATTTGCTGAACCTGACCCGGACAACGGTATCGACCTCTCAGAGCCTTTTCATCGAAGCAGCAAACCGGGCTTTTCTCCAAGTCAAGAGTGGGAGCGCTTCTTATACAGATGCGTTGACAGAAGCCGTCAAGTCGGCGGCACGGCAAGGAACGACCGTCTTATATGACGCGGCAGGGCCGACACAGCTTGATGTGGCGATGCGCCGCGCCGTGCTGACGGGAGTAAATCAAGCCGCAGCATCGGTCACTCTTGCCTATGCCGATGAGGTTGAATGCGACTATGTTGAAACAACGGCACACGCCGGCGCACGGCCAACGCATGTTTTGTGGCAAGGGCAGGTGTTTTGCATCTCCGGCCGTGACACGGGATACAGAAAATTTGCTGAAGCGACGGGATACGGAAAAGTGGACGGGCTGTGCGGCGTCAACTGCCGTCATAATTTCTACATGTTTTGGCCGGGCATTTCAGTTCCGGTGTATACACAAGAACAATTGCAGGTGTATACGGCGGCATCCATCCCATGGCAAGGCCAGATGCTGACAGAAGCAGAAGCCCGCGCCATGCAGCGTGCGCGCGAGGTGCGCATCCGGGAAAGCAAGCGTACATTGGCTGTATTGGATGCGGCGGCTCAAAGCACCAACGACGCGGCGCTCAAGGCGGCATTACAGGCCGAGTTTGCCAAGGAGGCGCGATTGCTTGACCGCCGGCAGGCGAGCCTGCAAGAATTCTGCGCAGCAACCAAACGACGCATGGACACGGCACGCACGCAGGTGCATGCTATAACGGCGCCGGACGGCCGCATTATATCTTTCGACCGCGCGCTCGCGCGCAAAGCAGCTGATGTAGTATAGATGCTTCTTAAGCCCCATATGGGGCTTTTTCTTTTGGAAGGAGGGATGCGCGGCAAAGGCCGCATGGACGATTTAACGACACAGGAGCCGCAGTGAGGTTCCCTTGCCCTTGGCATGGCATATAAAAGGCCCGAGAATTCCCCTTGCGCGGGGGATATATAAAAAGCGCATCCTGCGTGTCGGAGCGAACCGACGTTTAAATTAAACCAGCAGGAGAAAGGAAAGACGATGGAATTTTTAAAGAAACTGTTTGGGACGACGGCAGACGGACAGGCGGAGGCGCTCACCTATGAGCAGCTTGCGCAGAAGATGACCGAGGCGAAGCTGAACGTGGCAGACCTCTCCACCGGCGAATACGTTGCGAAAGCAAAATATGACGCCAAGGTGGAGGAGCTGAAAGGTATATCGGCCCAGCTCGGCGACGCCAATAAAGCCATTGAGGGATTTAAAGCCATGGATCTGGAGGGAATCCAGAAATCGGCGGACGAATGGAAGCAGAAATATGAGCAGGAGACGGCCAATCTCAAGAGCCAGATGGAGCAGAAAGAACTTTCTTTCGCTGCCGAGCGGTTCTTCTCCGGCTACAAGTTCACAAGCGACGTCGCGGCCGCGGGCGTCCGCGCGGAGTTCGATAAGCAAGGCTTTAAACTGGGCGAAGATGGCACGTTTCAGGGCGCGAAAGAGTGGATCACTGGCATTCAGGAGAAGAATCCCACAGCCTTTGAGCCCAAGGAGACACCGCCTCCGCCTCCCGCATTTACGGCGGGAATGAGCGGAAGCGGCGCTCCGGCGAAAGGCGATGGAAACCCGTTCGGCTTCAACTTTACCGGCGTTCGTCCCAAACCCAAAGATTAAGGAGGATTATAAGAAATGACAGCTTTAAACTATGCAACTCAGTATTCTCAGGCACTGGCACAGGCGTATCCCTATGTCTTGTACTTTGCCGCGCTGTTCCAGACGGAGAACGACGACCGTTACCGCTGGCTGAACAGCAACACCATTGAGATTCCCTCGATCACCACCACGGGCCGCGTAGACTCTGACAGGGACACGATCACCATGGCAACGCGGAACTATGCGAATGCGTGGGAGCCCAAGAAACTGACCAATCACCGCAAGTGGTCTACGCTGGTGCATCCGCGAGACATCATCGAAACGAATCACGTGGCCAGCATCCAGAACATCACCAAAGCCTACAACGAACAGAAAAAGTTCCCCGAGATGGACGCCTACCTGATTTCGAAGTTGTATGCCGATTGGAAAGCTCAGTCTATGACGCCCATTGAATTGGAGCTGACCACCGAAAACGTTCTGACCGCTTTCGACACCATGTATCAGGCGATGACGGAGAAGCGTGTGCCGCAGAATGGCCGTTACTGCTATATCCTGCCGGCCGTGGATACGCTGTTGAAAAATGCGGCGGGGCTGTACCGCACGCTCAATGTGGGGGTTTCTTCTGAGGTCATCAAACGCGCGATCAGCAACATCGACAACGTGCAGTTTGTCACTGTTCCGTCCGAACTGATGAAGACCCTGTACAACTTCACAGAGGGTTACAAGCCCGAAGAAAACGCGCAGCAGATTTCCATGTTCATGGTGCATCCCAGCGCCGTGATTACGCCCATCGCATACGAATTTGCACAACTGGATCCGCCGCACGCTTTAAGCGAGGGC